CAACGTGACCCTGCGCCTCGGGCCGACCACCGACGCCTACGATCCGGAGACAGAAGCGCAGACGATCACCTGGGAGCAAGAGACGACCGGCGTCGAGGCGCTTCAATACAGCGACAAGAGCACGCGGGACAATAAGAACCAGATGGTGAACTTCGAAACACGCGTCCAGAGCTTTATCGTCCTGGGCGCATCCGTGACCGCAGGCCGACCGAACCAGAGCGGCAACGTGACCGACGCAGACGGCATCACATGGCAAATCGCCGAATGCTTGACCGACCCGACGAACGCGATCTGGATCTTCCATTGTACGACCTGACCGACCCGATGGCAATCAAAATCCACCAAGTCAACGCCGACCTCGCGAGCTTCGCGAAAGCCATCGGCGTGGGCATCGGTCTGGCCACGGAAAAGCTGAGCCGGGACATTCACGGCAAGATTGTGAAGCGCACGCCGGTCGACACCGGGCGAGCGCGAGCATCCTGGGACGTTGCCATCGGCGAAGCGCCAACGACGCAGATCGACGCAGGCGATTACAAGGACACGCCTCCGGCATTTCCGGGACACCTGATCGACGGGACCGAGGAAGTTTTCATCGTGAGCAACCTGGTCTACATCGAGCCGCTGGAAAACGGGCACAGCGACCAGGCACCGCTGGGCATGGTGCGAATTTCCGTGGCCGAAGCGCGAGCCGAGATCGACACTATCATGGACGGGCTCGCCAAGGAAGCCGAAGCGAAATCATGAGCGCGAACATCGACAAGACCAGAGCAGCGCTCGTGAAGCGGTTCCGTGATAACTGGGCGACCGGCGCACCGGCGACGCTTCCGCTGAGCGCCATCGAAATGCCGAATGCGAAATTCGACCGACCGAGCGGAGCGCCATACGGGCGATTGAGCCTGCAGCTCGGCAGGCGCACGAGCGTCGCGATCGGTGCAGCGAGGATCCGCATGCCGGGCGTCCTCTTCCTCCAGGTGTTTCAACCCGAGGACACCGGCACCAAAGCGATCACCGATGGCGGCGACCATTTCGCCAGCATTTTCGACAATCAGACCGTCGCGCTCCTCGATGCGTCCGGATTCATCCGATGCGGATTCGTGAGCGGAACCGGGCAATTGACCAGGGAGGGATACGAACAAGAAACCTGGGCGCTCGATTTCGAGCAGGACGCCAATCGTTGAAAGTTTGACACAAGCCTTCCGGCACCGTAAAAACAACCGTAGCAGCCGACACCACCATGAGCGATTCAAACCTTTCCACCTTGGCCTACGTGGCCGAAGCCACCTGGGGCACCACCCCTGCAACGCCGAGCCTCAAGAAAATTCGTCTGACCGGCGAATCGCTGAGTCACGAAAAGAGCACCGTCGAAAGCGAGGAAGTCCGGGACGACCGACAGGTCGCCGACCTCGTGGAAGTCGGATCGCAGGCGAGCGGAGCCGTCAATTTTGAGCTTTCCTACGAGGCATTTCAGCCGTTCCTCGAGGCGGCGATGTTCAATGACATCATTTTGATTTCCGAGGCGGGAACCTGGGACATCACCACCGGCGTGGCGGCGACGCAGACCCTGACCTTCACCGACGTAGCCGTCGCCGACGAAACCGTCACGATCGGCACCAAGGTCTACACTTGGAAGGCGACACCGACCGCAGCGAACCACGTCAAGGTGGGAGCGAGCGCAGCCGCCTGCGTGACGAATCTCGTGGCGGCGATCAACGAAACCGCTGGCAGCGAGGGAACGCTCTACGGCACCGGCACCGTGGCGCACGCCAGCGTGACCGCAGCCGATGGCACCGGCGACACCGTCGACATCACCGCACGCAGCGAGGGCACCACCGCGAATGCGATCGCCACGACCGAAACCATGACGAACGCCTCCTGGGGCGCAGCAACCCTCGCGGGAGGCGTCGAACCGCTGATCACCGGGAGCGCGACCGATTTTGATAACATCCCGATCGGCGCGACCATCAAAGTGGCGGGAAGCGCGACAGCCGGGAACAACGGACTGAAGCTCGTGACCGCGAAAGCGGGCGACGGCAGCACGATCACGCTGGCACGCGGATCCATGGCAGGCGACACTTCGAGCGAATCGCTGACCCTGACCGGCCAGCATTTGCCGAACAGCACGACCCGGAAGCAATTCACGATTGAGCGCAACATCCTCAACAGCGGCGCGAACAATTTCTTTCAGGTTTATCGCGGAATGATGGTCGACGGGCTGAACCTGAACTTCGAATCGAAGCAGATCGTCACTGGCACGCTGAACCTTCTCGGGAAGCTCGGCGTCGACGGCGAGAACACCAGCATCGATGCGGACGGCGCATACACCGCAGCCGACAGCGGCGACGTGGTGAACGCCACGAGCCACGTCGGCAGCGTCCTGATCGACGGCGAAGTGACGACCGAGCGATTCAAGACGATCGCCATCAACGTGGCGAACAACCTGCGCGGGAAAGACGCGATCGGCGAGTCCGGCAATTTCGACGTGGGCGTCGGATCCTTCGGCGTGACCGGAAGCCTCAACGCATATTTCCAGGACAATCGGTTCCACAAGAAATTCATCGATCACGACGACCTGAGCCTTTCGTTCCGAGTGACCGACCCGGCTGGTAACACGATCGTCATCACGCTGGGCCGATTGAAGCTCAGCAGCGGGAGTCCGCCGATTGAAGGCAAGGACACCGACATCATGATCGCTTCCGAATTTACCGCCATCTTGAACACCACCTACGGATTCACGATGTGCTTCGATTTCCACGACGCCTGACATCGTCGCGGTTTAGAGATGGGAAAAACGAAGCGCGGCGGGATTGACTCACCCGCCGCGCTTTTCTCACGAGTCACAGCATAAACGAAAAAACATGGACCTCAGCGAACTCAGAACAGACAAGGAAAAGGTGGAAGGCGTGTGGCTGAAATACGGCGAGGACGCCGAATTCTTCATCGCGAGCACCGAGAGCAAGACCTACACGAAAGCGCTCGGGAAGCTGACCAAGAAATACCAGCCGCACAAAGTCCGCAACGACCCGGCGACGCAGCTCAAGATCGCCAAGGAAGCCATGGCCGAAGCACTGCTCCTCGATTTCCGAGGAATCACGGATGGCGGAAAACCGCTCAAGAACACCATCGAGAACCGGCGCACGATTCTCGAAGTGGATGCGGTCCGCAGCTGGATCGCCGACCAGGCGCAAGACATCGCGAATTTTCAGACCGAGGGCGAATCTGCCGATGCGGCGGATTTGAAAAGCGATTCTTGAGTGGCACCTGAGATACGGTGCGAATGAGCAATACCTCCTCGACATCGAGGCGGACACAGGACACACGCCGGAAGCGCTGCTGAAAAAACCAGCGCTTCCGCAGCACCTGACCCTATGGCTTGAGGGCTTCTTTTTATTGAGCGCGAGCCGACCGATGGGCTTCGGCGCGATCGGCGGAATCACGACAGCCGACGTGCTCGCTTTGGCACGCGAAATCGCACCAGGCGATGAGCTGCGTTTTTTGCGTGTCATCCGCACGATGGATGCTCTATTCTTGGACGACGCAGCTGCGAAAGCGAAGCAGCAAAGCGCCTCCAAGAAATAGACCACCATGGCAATCGAGCTGACCAGACTGGGTGTCGTAATTGACCCGACCGGAGCGCAGCAAGGCGCGAAAGCAGCGACCGCAGCCGCCGACACGATGGCGCGGGCCATGGTCGACGACCTGAACAAGGTCGAGGCAAAGAGCAAGAAAGCAGGCCAGACCGTCAAGGTTTCCGGCGACGTGATGGAGCAGGCCGCACGCGAAACGCGGCAAGAATTCGAGCGCCTGGGCAAGACGCGTGGCTTCGAGGGAATCACCAGGGGAGTCGCGACATCGATGGGCGACATCCGGAGCACCGTGATCAACGCGCTCGATGCGCTGGGATTGCTGGACAACCGCATCGGCATGTTGGTCCGGAGAGGCGACAGCTTAATCCAGGCGGGAGGGCAGATGGGGCGAGTCCTCGGCGACATGGGAGGCGGAGCGCAGCGAGCAGGGACCGGCATGGCTGGGCTGGTGGCGCGATTCGCACCGCTCCTGGCGGGATTGGCCGCGATAGCAGCGGCGATCGCGCTCGTCGTGGTCGGATTCGTGGCGCTCAAGAAGGGAATCGAATTCACCGGCGAAGCGATCAACGAAGCAGCCGCCCTCGAGCAATACAGCGTCCGATTGGCGGTCCTGACCGGATCGATGGAAAAGGCGACCGAAAAGCTCAAGGAGCTGAACGCCTTCGCGGATTCTACGCAATTCACCGACGCCGAGATTTTCAACGCAGGAACCAAGCTCGAGGCGATGACGCGTGGAGCGCTGAGCACGACCGACGCGCTCAAGGCGATCGGCGGAGCAGCCTTCGTGGCAGGAAAGGAATTCAACGACATCGCCGACCTGACCGGGCGATTGTACAACAACCTGCGCCTCGGGATGGATTTCATCGAACCGCTCAAGACGATGAGCAGTTACGGCGTGATCACCGGCGAGACGGTCAAGGAAGTGATTCGCCTAGGCGAGGAAGCCGAAGCATCCGGAAACAAGACGGCGAACTTCGCGCAGCAATGGGCGACAATTTACGCCGACCTGCAGACGAAGCAGCAGGCGCTCGAATTGGCGAGCAACACCTGGGACGGCATGCTGAGCACGATCAGCGGCAAGTGGGACGCCGTGAAGGCGTCGTTCGGCGAACCGATCATGGACGCGCTCAAGCCGGTTTTGACGGCGATGATCGCGCTCCTCAAGGAGCTTCTGCCATTGGCCGAAACGCTCGGCGAAGCCGTGGGAAGCGCGACCGAAAAGCTCCTGGGCCTTTTGGCGACCGGGAAGATTGGGCGATTGTTGGGCGAGGCATTGATCGCAGGATTTGCCGACGCCACGCTTTTCTTTTTGAAGAGCTTCACCTTTGCCATCGACGCCATGACGACCGACATGGAGGCGAGCGTCGTGCCATTCGCGAACGCGCTGATCGACGCAGCCGAGCGCTTCGTCAATTTCATGATCGAGGGCGTGGGGCGCGTGGCGAATGCCCTCGACGCGATCAACCCGGCGAAAGGAACCGGCGTGGTCGATTTCACGAGCGGTCTGCTGGGCAAGGCCGGAGTCTTCGGCAAGGACGCCACGCCGAACGACATCAATCTGCCAGGCACGGCAGGCGCGGGATTGGGCGCACCGCGCACCGGTCTGGAACCTGTGAATTTCACCAGGCTGGACGCCAACGCAGCGAGCGACATCACCGAACGATTCGACACGTTCATCCGGGAACTCGATCCCTACGCACGCACGAAGCAAGTCCTCGACGAAAGCCAAGGTTTTTACGACGCCGTTCTGAAGAAAAAGGAAGTCGAGATCAATCCGGTCGACGCGACGCCATCCGAGCTGGGCACCGGCATGGACGCAGCCGCAGCGAAGCGAGCGCTCGATGAGGCGCAGCGCATGAACGACATGATGAACGATCGCCTGACGGCAGGACGCGAAGAGAGCGAGATCCTGCAGGCGCACCTGAACTTTGACATGGCACGCGTCCGGGAGCTTGAGAACGAAGCCGAGATCCGGCACGCCATCACGCAGGACATGCGCGAAGCCAACCCGGGATTGGCGAACCAGATCGAAGAGCAGATCCGACTGAACCAGGCCATGCGCGACCAGCTCGGGCCGATGCAAGAGATCGCGACGGCGTGGCTCGATTTGAAGAGTCGCGGACAAGACGCGATGGCCGGAATCACGCAGAGCATCACCGGCGACGTGAGCAACGCCATCAGCGCTGCGATCAGCGGGACGAAATCGTGGAAGGAAGCCTTCAGCGACCTGGGCGCGTCCGTGATCAACACGATAATCCAGATGATCACGCAAATGTGGGTGCAATACACGGTCGGGCTTTTGCTGAAGAGCGTGATGGGCGGCATTTTTGGAGGCGGAGCGGGCGCTGTCGCAGCCGTAGCTCATACCGGGGGACAGCTTACCGGCGCACCGACCCGACAGATCCAGCGCTTTCACACAGGCGGCAAAGCCACGAGCGAACGTCTCGCCATGTTGGAAGACGGCGAGACGGTCCTGACAGCCGAGCAGGGCGCAGCCATCCGCGACCGACTGAGGAAAAGCGCGAGCAGGCAGAGCTCGGGAGGCGCGACGAACCGATCCACCGGACAGGAAGTGACGATCATGAACGTGCAGGATCCGAACCAGGTGAGCGAAGCGATCGCAGCCAACCCGGACATCATCCTCAACGCGATCAACAAAAATCTGCCAGCCGTGAAACGCATGCTCGGAACCAACCGAACCTGACCACGCCGAGATGCCCATCACAGACAGCGAGGATGCACCGACCACGGTCACGACCGAGCTGGCTCCCGATTGGAGCCAGGG